TAGTCTTTGCCTAGCTGCATTCTCATTCTGCGTCAGTTGAGGTTGAAGCCTAGACATAATAGCTTGCTGACCAGTCATACCTGCGTTTACAGGCATTGCTGCTATTCCTGCTGTATTAATACCTTGCTGTAAAGTAGGGCCGGTAACAGAGCCTTGAGCTGTTTCAGCGGCAGTAGGGCCGGTTACATAGCGTTGAGCTTGATCGGCGGCAGTGGGGGCGGCAACGGAGCGCCTAGCTTGGTCGGCAGTAAATGCAGTCTGGTTTACTGGTGACACGTCACCCGATATGTCTGTTTTAATCCCGTCCAGTTTCGGGTTAAAAGGCTTGTCCAACATCTTATCAACCGTTAGAGTTCCTTTTAGTCCAAGTCCAGCAAGCTCATGCTCTACTAGCTGCTGCGCCTCTAAAGTTTTTTGTGCGACTGGTGTTAGGGTTTGAGTTACGGTTGGAGTAGTAAAATCATCAGTTGTAAATTTTGCTTGTGTAGGGAAGCCTTCAGCCTTTTTTTGCTCAGGACTCATTGCATTGTAATCAATCACTGCTTGATCGTAGCCAGCTTTATCGTATTTTTTTGTGGTCCCATACGAGACGGTCTGATTACCTAACGGCCCATAAATATTAGGGTTACCTAATCTTGAGGTAGCTATAGCCGCCTCTTTGTTAGCCGCGCCCTGAGCCAATGCTAATGCCGCATAATCTGGCACTGGTGGTGGGGTTGATTTCTTAGTCATACTTACCTCCTAAAAACCTGCATTCACTTTTCAACATCGTAAAGAATATCATATCTCCGTTACTTCTCTTAATTCTAGCTTCTTCAGTAAATCCCATATTCTTTACTAGCTTAATGCTCTTATGATTATCTCCAATAACAGGAGCTATTATCTTCTCTACGTTACATACTATAAACGGGTAGTTAAATATCGCCCGAAGATACTTCTTGTTTACTTTCCCAGTAATTGCAATGTGACAAGTAATGGTGGTGTCCATAAAGCTCTCATAGATCACCCCTGCAATTATATCCCCATCTCTTTCAAGACCTATTGACTGTGCATCGTAGTGATACGATCCCTCGGTCTGTTTCGCTACATACAAACCGACAGCATCGCCTTGTACTATATTCCAGCCCATCCGGTCTGGTAAACCACGTCTGTTGCCGCCCACTCTAACTGCAATGTCTGAGACGCGCTTTTTAGGTGAACCCCACCACAATAGCCAATACCAGTTACACCTTGCCAGTTATTAGTAATCATGAGGTCTTGACCCCATGCTGATGTATCCCATATTCCTACATCCCATACTCCATAAGCGCTTGGAGAGTATGATAGTGCTGCCGTAGGGTCTGAGACATCATAATCAATATTCATTGAAATAAGAACCGCCGGTAGTCCGTCTGTGAATAGAGAAGGTCTAGCCCTAGTAAAGTATTTTTTTATCCCGCGCTGATCGAAGTAGTTAAATGCTTGCAAAACATTAGTAGTAATGTCAGTTTTGTTATCTGCGTAAGTTTCATCCCATGCCCTGCCGACAAAGTTCTTACCGCCAAAATATGGATTATCTCCAAAAGACTCCCAACAGTTGGCCTTCCAACCCTGAAACTTGCACCAAGATTTTGTAATTGTGTTCATCACATACTGCTCTTGATTATTGCCTTCCTGTACAGGTACATTTACCCATACAGCGTTATTCTTGGCTGAATAATGTATCTGCCACCCAAAGTGATCTGCATAGAGATTAGAGGCTGTTGTGATCGCTCCCTGTATCTTGTTACTCAAAGCCACGCGTGGATCAAGCCTAGAGCTTTGTAGTGATGCTGCGAGGGGTATTAGCCCATCGTATGTAATGATTAAAATGTCACCGCCGTACTTCATAAAACAGCGATCTCCAATCGGAGCGCCTAGCTTCCATACGCCAATCAATGACCAAGTAGCAGAGCTTGCCGGGTCTGTACCAGAGTAAACAATACACTCGCCATTGCTTGTAATAAATACAAGATTGTCATCAACCCCGTAGCCTGCATCAATCGTCCATGTGGCTACGTCTGTAATATGACCGCCAAACTTAGCAATAGAGCTAAGATCAAGTGCCTGTGCTGCTCCACCGACTGCATTAGTAGGTAAGTACCAAGCCTTTAATGATTCTTTTTGCGTAAACCATACTCTGTTCTTAAATAGGGTAATATTGTCTAGCGATGTTGTTGTAACGCCTGTTATCGCTATAGTCGATATAGCTGTGACAGAAGCCCAAGTAGTCCCGTCATACAGTAATGGAGCGTCTACACCATTGACTAGATATAAATAACTTCCACCGACGGTCGTAACATTGATGAATTCCCATCTAGCATTCGTTAGGCTTGTTACTACAGGAGCGCCAACTACTCCAGCCGTTGTCACATCGTATATCTGTGCAAGTGGAGTAGGAATAAGTCTCTTCAGTGCAATTGCAAATAGCTTTTCTTGTGTACCTGTTGAGTAATTCATCAGAGTCTCAACCTGACCACTTATTCCAGTTGCATGATTAGTGAATCCACCGCGCAAGACAACATTAGAATATGACGGGAAGAAGTTAATCATCTCTACTGCATCGGTCTGCTCCATATTTGCTATGGAATCACGAGCATTCCATCCTCCAACTGGAGCTGGTATTGAACCTACTTGTGCAGCGGTCTTTTGTGCTGGAAACATTAGTTAGGATTCCCATACCCAGTGTCAGGTATGTTGTCATAGCCGATGAGGACTGTACCCGGTCTTGGAGCAAACGATAGATTAGCTGAACTCTGATCTTGAGCCATAACGACTTCAAGTTCTGTCAGGAAGTTTCTATACATAGCCGTAGTATCGAAGCCCTTAGCCTCAAAATACTTCAGTTTCGTCATTAGGACAACTAAACGGTCTGGGTATATGCAAGTATCAGTGTCTATAGTAAAGCTCGTCTTAGCCACTCCTAGTGAGCTTTCGGCCCATCCATTGCTTCTATACTCATAGCCTAAGAACTCATTGTCTGAAACGCCGGGCCAGATCTGGAAGTATGCACCTAGCAAGCGCCAACGTATGCGCGGGCCAGTAGAGATGTAGCCTGACAGCAGCCATTCCCATTGTTGAGCGTCAATTGGGCCAAGCATCTCCCAATGTTTATCCTTATCCCAATGAGTTCTAGGTACTGTAGAGTCGTAATCTGCTGGCAGTGCGTACTTTACCTTCATAAAGGTAACAGTAGCGTTTGTGCCTGAGTCTGTGAATTGTTGTGTGGCAGTTATTGCTGTGCCTGAGTCAACTGTCTGTATCTGGGTGTCGTTTGCCATACCTACGCCAGTTAGCTGGTAGGTGCTGTCTAGTCCAGTTGTTGATGGTATTGCCGTGACTGAAGTTCCGCCGTCAGACCATGTGCCAGTGGTGGTTAAATATTCTGTATAGAACCTATACTGTTTTGTAAGTCTACGCCAGTCATGCTTACGGAGTAACTCGTACCCCGAAGCATTCATGAGCGCAAGAATCTGAATCACATCCTGATTGGTATTGCCTGCAACTGATGTTGGTGTACTAACACCTAGTTCGTTTGTTACCTGTGAAACCAGTTGCAGCATCGTGGATGACATACTTTAATCCTCTTTTTTTGGCCTTCCCATTTTAGGCTTGCTATTGCTACTAAGGAGAGCTACCTGCTCTTTGAGAATCGCTAGTTCCTTCTGAGCGTCCTCTAAGGCGGTTGAAGCAGCAGTCTGGTTTTGTCTCGCCAGATATGCCCTAGCCTTATCTCTTAACGCAAACCCACTCATACCAACACGCTGTAGCTGGGAGTCTGTTGATGTAGCTACCTGCTCCACCGTCTGGTACTTTAGAATCTGTAGCTCTTCCATCTGGAACTTGTCGAACTCTTTAGGTTCGTCAGCATTCCACTTAGAAAGCATTGTACCGTAAACCTCTGCACCTTCATTGCTCTTCATCTGAAAGTACAACCATTGCCTGACAAAACGCTCTTTGTGATCTTCCCGTACTGGCTGGTCGATTACTGTGGTCTTGTCACCCGGAATATGTATTCTTACGAAAGGCACATCCTTGTAACCTTCTTCTGTACTCTTGTAAAACTCAACGTGCAGAGCGTTATCTGCATTATTCATGTCGCTTTCCATTTTACTGTCCTTTTTGAAATGGTCTTATCATTGAGGACTAGGGAAGTCTCCCTCCCTAGTTTATTACGCTGTGGTTATCGAAACCCACGTTGTTGCTGATGTTGCATAAAATACTGCGGTCTTGGCTGTTGCCAGCGAAAGACTTGTTGCTCCTGCATTGATTGTACTCGCTACTGAGTACGGATATACAACTACTGTGACACCGCTATCATTACGAATTACTACTGTCGCACCAGCTTCGGTCGGCAAGAGACGAACGCCGGTAGATGCTGACGATGTTGTAAGTGTATTGTAATCGGCGGCGAGTAACAGTGCGTCCGCAATCGTTGTTCCAAGAGCAACCAAGCCAACAGCGCCAGTGCCACAAATTGATTGTGTGGACAGAGGACTGTTACCTGCTCCTAAAACTCGTGATGGAATAGTCATACTAATCTCCTTAAAGACTGGAGCGAGTTACCCCGCCCCAGAATTAGATTACAACGGTGAAGTCGTTTTACGAACCCAACCGTACTCGCCTGATGCAAAAGCGGTATCGGCAGTGTAAGAACCTGCTGTATCCGTAAGTGCAAAAGCTGCGCTAACGGTACAGGTTCCAGTCGCAACTGCTTCAGATGCTTGCACATATACCCAAGTGTCGTTCAACGTCCCGATCTGCGGAGTGCCAAGAACCATAACCGCAGCCGCATCACGCTGTGCGAACATTGGAGTTACAAAATTTAATACGCCAAAAGTAGAATTAGCCATTTTTATATCCTCCTCGTTAAGCCAGCAGAACGCCGCAGAATTGCGGGCCGCTTGAAGTTAAATTTCCAGCAAAACCGATTAATTTTACGATCGCATCTTGATTGACCGCTTGACGTTCGCCACCGATAGGTACGAAGTTGCGGTTTACGTTAGGACGGAACATCAAATACTTGGTGTTCAGCATCCACATATGACTTGCGGTTGCTGCTGAACCGATACCACCGTCCAGAACAACATCAGAAGCCATACCGGCGCCGTAGTATTTGAGTGAAGCAAAACCAGCTCCAGCAGTGCTGTTTCCACCATCACTAATACGCTGAATGCTTTGCAGCGATTGCAGGTACATACGATAGAAGATGTTGTCAGCAACGATCAGATCAGGCTTGTCCGTACCCCGAATCAACTGCACAGCTAGTGAGTCCATGTAACCTTGAATGTTGGATGCTGATGTAGCTGATCCGCCATCTGTGGTTCCACTGTACTTAACTGAACGCCAGAAGCTATAGGTAGCACGATTAATGCCGCCGTACGTTCCTGTGGTAGGTGCATCAGGTACAGCAGCTCCGAGGCCGGTAAGGTTCTTACCTGCGTTGCCGGTTCCATCTAGGTAAATGTCACCACCTATACGGTTAGCCAACTGAGCTTCAGCAACATTCATACGACCGTCAAGCAGGTCGATGATTGCTTCTTTACCGCTGTTCTGAATCATCTCAAGACCGCTGATTGAAACGGCAGCAGCGTATTGGGTGATAGAGAATTGAGCAGCAGAGATCGGGCTGTTTTGCGAAACATTCAATACTTCATAGCCAGAATAGCTATTGGTGTTGTTAGTTGCGCTGTCTGAGTACATAATTTCTTGCAAAATTACGTTACCACCAGAGAAAGTCTTTACATTGCCACGATCTTTCAAGCGGCGCAGTAAAGCGTTGTTGTTTGTTACGTTGTCAGCTAGTTCACCCGTACGACTTTGAATGTTAGTCGCAATGATGTCGCTAACCGAGCTATTGGCGAAGGCCATAATTTACTCCTCAGTTTAGGTTATCAAAAACGCTCATCTAGGTTAGCGAATTGTTCCACTAACATTGAGCGCCTATCTTGCGCTTTGGTCGTTGTCGCTACTCCGGGTGTGGAGCTTTTAACGCTAACCGCTGCCGCCTTAGCAGCTTTCGCCGCTTTGTCTACCAGACCTATCTTTTGGACGTTTGCACTAGCCTGTTGAGCCTGTGTTTGTCTATCGTATAAGTCAGCGTCTAGGCGTAATGCCTTGTCGTAAGCCTCATCCAGCGTATTAGCCATACCGCCTTGTAGCAGTTGGATCATTGCCGGTCGAAGCTCTTCGAAATACTCCTTCTTTTGTGAGAATGAGTCGATTTCGCCGTTCATAATCTTGCTAGATTCAGCTTCCTTCTCTTGCTTCCATTGCTGCATCTCGCCGCGCACTGAGTTTAACTCGTTGCGTAGTCCGTATACTATATCATGCTGTGGTGCTTGTTGCACACCATCCTGATTTGCAGCTCCCATGCCGTACTGCTCTCTCAACTGAGCAAAGTAGTATTCCTTTTCCTGTGGCGAGCCGTTGCGTAAGATGTTATCCGCTTGCAATAACCCGCTAATGGCTTCACTAGGTTTAATTCCTAAGCCGTGTATCGTATTAAGGTACGGCTGTACTACCCGTTCCATCTCGTCAGCGTACTGAGCCTTACTTATAAGCGGCTCAACACCAGCCCTCATCTGCTCTTCACGCTGCCATGCGTATTCCTGTAGTTTTGGCGATGCTGCCGCCCATTCCTCATGGTAGTCCTTCTTCCATGATGCAGGCGCTCTTTGCCATACCGGAGGATCTTCTACTACTTCTGGAGCTTCTACAGGTATTGTTGGTGCGTACTTGCCATCAGCACTGCGTACTCTCTCAGCCTTTGGCTCTGTCTCTAATTCATCAAACTGCTGCGCTAGTAGTTCTTTTCTGTCTATTACATTTGTATCGGGTACTGACTCTGGCATATCCATTTATTTCTCCCTGTGGGGGTTATTGGTAAACCTTTGGTTATCTCGCATCCGATCCATTAGCTTGTTAGCTTGGGAATGCGACATATTTGCTAATTGTGCGCTTAATACTTCTCTGCGTGTATCTTTTACAACAGGTGCGCGGCTTGTCATAGTCTCGTTACCGACTTCAAAGCAATTATGCTTCCTTAGATGCTCACGGTGCATAGCCCTGCCAGTAATCATTGTGCCATCAGCCATAGACTTGTAAGGAGCTATGTCAGGCATGATGTAGACCTTAGCATCATGCTGCACCGAACCTACCTCTACAGCTTCTCCATCTATATATACCCAAGACTGTCTCATGCTTGACCCAGAACAATAGCTACTTCAGTATTAGCGGCCTCTTCTGCCTCACGCACCTTATCTACCTGTGCTTTGGCTGATATCTCTGCGACCATGATGCGAGTAGATGAGTCTAGTTGTGCTTTGTAGCGATTAAACTGATCTAGGTATTGTAGCTCCTGCATCTTCATCTGCTGGCGCATCTGCTCTAGCTGTGCGTCTGCCTGTAGCTTCATCTGCTCGATCTGCATATCTGCCTGTACTCGTGCCTGTTGAGCCTGTACGTCAATCTGAGCCTTCATCTGAGCAGCTTGTGCGTCTGCCTGCAATCTAGCCTGATCGGTCTGCTGTTGGGCTTGCATCTTCATCTGGTCAGACTGTTGCTGCGCTTGCATCTTCATTTGCTCAGGATCAGGCTGCGGCTGTTTAGGCTGCTGCGATGCTGCCTTCATCTGCTCCAGTGCGGCATCCAGAGTACCCTCGATAGGTTCTGCTTGCTTAAACGCTCCTATGCCGAACTTCATCACCTCTACCAGCATTGGTATCATCTCAGGTGACTCGCGGCCTACAGGTAAGGCTTGGCCTAAGAAGCCGCCGAACGCCTGTAGGAACTCTACACGATTGCGCTTGTTCTGATCTTCATCTAACTGCACCAGACTGTCAGCCTCTACGTCAATTCTAAAGTTAGACAGAGGCGAGTCTTTAAGAAGCTCTATAGCCTGTGGTATTAACTGCTGGTCTGCCTGAGACATCTGCTGTGCAGACGCATACTGCAATAGAGTCTGTGGCTGGAACTTGGTACACATGATCTGCGCCTTGAGCTTAATCAGGCTAGACGCAAACAATGCTACCTCTTCCTGCATTGATCTTAATCTTAGCCCTGCATACTGGCCCTTGATCTGTTGTGCAGTTGCAGTCTCGCTTGCGCTGGTCTGACCCCTGATAATGTCAGATATGCCTGTAATCTCGTAAATCTGGCTCTTTATGTCCTCTCTTGCCTTGTAGCAGTTGATGAGAGTACTAGCTATGACATCTAGCGGTAGGATGTCGATACTACCCTTCAGCCCACCCTTTTCACTGAAAGCCATCCACTTATCCACAGGTATCAGAGTATTATTGTCTCCCTCTGTGAGCAGACGTTGTAGCGTTGGCTGGCTTGCGTCATATACTCCTCGTACTCGTAGAGCCTTGACCAGGCCGTCAATTCTGTCGCTCAAAATGTCCAGTTCTGTAGCCTGATCTTGATACAGCACGAAGTCAGGTACAGGCACTAGAGAATCAGAGGTTAAAGTAGCGTACAAAGGCTTGCCACAAGGGAAGAAGCCTTCTACCTCGATAGGGTCATCACGCTCGTCTATGATGTAGTTGCTGTTCTTGCTAAACCAGTAGACCTTGCCGCTTTCCTTATCCCACAGCTCACATATCTTGGCGCGTGTATGCTCTTTGCTAGACTGACCGTAGGAAGTTAGTGTCTGTGGGCCGCTGTCTAAAGGTATCTTCTTTGCAGACTCCTCACCAAAACGCTCTATAAGCGCCTCTCGCGTCATGTAAGCCCAGCGCCATACAACCGTGACCTCTTCCCATGTACGAGCTACTGAGTGACCAAAGTCCTTCCAGTGAACGTAGTCGGTAGGAGCGCATTCGTACTCAATCTCTTCGTATGTCTGATTAGTCTCCGGGCCTGTCTCGTTAGCCGCGTCCTCTTCATCCGTGTCCTCAGTGACCTGTAGCCCATCTTCTGGCATATCGCGCTCAATTAGATGCGGCTCGTAGCGTACCCATGCGACACCACGACCGCCAAGAAAGCGATCCTGCACCGCATTTTTCATGGTTGCTCTGAAGTCTGGGTAATGCTCAATCTCGTAGTCAATAGCTCTCTGAATGATCTGTGATGCTACGCGGCCTACTTGGTCATTGTCTCCAAAGCGGCGTGATACGTCAGCCATAGGCAGCTTAGAGTAGACTGCTGGCACTAGAGTCTGTACGTTTGACCACAAAATATTAAACTTTGCCGTCTCGTTAGAGTTCTGGCTGCGGTTATCATCTCTGTAGCGTTTAACGATCTTTGCAGAACGAGCTTCCCACTTCTTGAACTCGTTGTCGTATGCGCCGATTACGTTCAGATACTTCTCGATTGGAGTTTCGGTCATTTTCTTCCCCTAAGTGCTTCTGCTAGTTCATACTTTGTTTTGGCTGGCACACTCATAGCCTGACTATTGCGCCAGTCAACAGCACCCTGCTCTGACTTGGTTAGCGACTTTCCTTTAGCTAATTTCTTGTCTGCACTTGCCAACCTGATCGGAATTGCGCCCTGTTCATAACTTTGCGACATTTTAGAGATTTGATTATTCAGCGCACTTTGATTCTTTGCTGCTTGCGCTACAACCGCAGCGAACTCATCGGGCGTTGCAACATTTATAACTCCTTGCGAGTTGAAAGCCCCCTTGCTGTGGCCTGACAATCTAATATCTGGCATACCTGCGACACGCAAATAACTGGACGGGCCAGCGGCACTTCCAGAATGTTGAAGGTCAACATTAACGCCTGCATCCCTCATTCTTTGCGCCAATTCTTCTGCCTTCCCTTGAATAAGTTCCCTTCCTCTATTTTCAAGTCCAGTAGTATCAAATAACCCCGCGCTTGTCTTTGGCACACTCATAGCCCTGTCTATATAGGTATTATTTGCAGGCAGTCCTAGCCCGCCCTGCTCAACTGGTAGGGCAGCATTGCGCTGGGCTGTGTCGTGCAGTATCTCGAACTCTGTCTTAGGTCGCTGCATCATTGCTTGCGGCTCTCTACGCATAGATTCACTTACTGAAAAATCAATTTTTCTTCCTTTATTCGGCACGAAATCAAACTGCTTGTAAAAATCAACTAACCTTGCTTTGTTACCGCCAAAGTCAGCAGATGGTGACAGAGCAAGTTGAGTTCCTTCTGTGTCTGCCGCCTTTGTTAAAGCGCTCATAAACTCTGAGCCGACGCCCTTACCACGCTGTTCTTTTGGAACTATTACCTTATTCAGTGTGGCTTGATTACCTCTTTGACTAAGAGAGAAATCAACATCAGGAAAAGCGTCTTGCAAATCTTTTTGCACTATTCTTGATCTAGGATCAAGCGCAGCCCTGCCGATACCAGTACCCGTCTCGATCTGTCTAGCGCCCTCTCTCAGTGCAGCCTTACCTAACGCCTTGCCGACAGGAATCATCGCACCAGACACGCCAGCAAGGTCTAGCACTCTAGGGTCTACCTTAGTGGTCTGTAGAGATGCGCCTCTGATAGGTGGTGTGCCGTAGCTCATGTCATTTACAAGGCTTTGCGCTCCCTTTAGCCCGGTCAGGTCAGCAGCACTCAATCCTCCAAGAAAAGGTATCCTGTCTGATATTTTGTATTGATCTGCAAACTCTGATACTGGAGCAAGAGCGTCAGCTACACCACCTAGAAGCCTGTTCCGTGATGTATTCCTAATCTCGCCCTGATACGCTAGGGCTTTGGCTAGTTGTGCAGGTGTTGCCATTATGCTGAGAATATGCCTACTGCCATGACCTCAACACCTGCTCCTGTCGTAATTTTCCATGCGCCAGTAGTAGATGCAGCGTTAATCTCTATGTTATAGACATTGATACCTGTGCCAGCTAGTGCAGGTAGCACTGTATGGGTCAATATGCCTACGCCTGTTCCGTCTACCAGAACTACATTGCCTGTAGCAGCGGTGGTGACTGTACATATTAGTCTGTGGATGTAGTCACCGATAGCTCCTGTGCCGCCTAGAACTTGTGCTGTTTGACTGACTGCAACGTGTTCGTACTGGTATCTAAATGGTGATTGTATGCTCATATTCTGCCTCTCTTAGGTTGATTTGCTTGCGCCCACACATCGTTTAGTGTTGCTGTGTTTTGCTCTCCTACCATCAGCGGTTTAGCTGCATCAGGCTGTCTGACTCGCGGCTCTGACCGCCAAGCTATTGATAACATTCGGAAAGCGTCTGCCGGATGAGAACACCAGTCATGTCTTGGTGTCTGCCGAAACGCCTTCTTGTCCTCATCGTACTCTCTTTGATACTGACGTAAAGCCTCGATACCTTCACTGCACTTGTCTGCATCAAACCAGCACTGCGGCAGCACCTTTCTGACAGCCTGTATACCGTCTTGCACTGACAGGTCTGGCACGATAGCTAGGCTATTGATGCCAAAATGTACCGCTAATTGCTCGATTACTGACTTACCAGCAGCCGCCAGAGTCTTAGCTCGTGCATCATGCGGCAGGTGGTGCTTACCGAAATTATACGGCCTTGACAGGATATTTGCAGCTATTTCATCAATATTAGCACCAGAAACGGCGTAATAATCAATTATATGTACTTCATCTCTGATTACCTGATAGAACCAGACTGCCGTATCATCTCTATAACCTAAGTCCCAAGCGAGATGAACAGGCACGTTATTGTCGTAGGCTACTCTAGTAACGCGCCCTTGCTCTGTAGCCTCACGCATCTCCGTACCGTAGTAAGCTCCTAGAATGCTTGCCTCGAATGAGCATTCCATCTCTTGTAGATATTGATCTTCTGATAGCTGTGCTTTGGCGGCATTCAGCTCTCCTTCTGGCAATAACTTACTGTCAGATGCCTTGAGTGCCATGCAAAACCACTCACTAGGTATTCTCTGAGCCGTTTTGTAGATATCCCAGAACTGGTTTTTACCCTTCGGAGTGCCAGCAAATACACACCAACCTTGCTTGTCACTGAGTGCTGGACGCAGAATACTGCCCCAGACGCTAGGCTTAAAATCAGCGTACTCATCTAGGAACAGGCCATCAAATCCCAGTCCTCGCATGGCATCAGCGTTATCGGCCCCAAATAGCCTTATCCTAGCTCCATTGATTAGGTCTACATAAAGGTCGGACTCATTGACTGATGCAAGTATTGGTCGTGCGTAGTGCTTGAGGTATTCCCATGCCACTGACTTAGCCTGTGATCGGTATGGAGCTATGTAGGCAAATAAGGGCATAGCAGACGCACAGACAGCGGCAGCACGAATTAGCTCGTTCACAGCTGCGACTGTCTTACCTGCTCTCCTGTGGGCCACTAGACAGGCCCAGCGTTCCGTCCTCTCATGGAACGGCATGAAAGCCCGGCGCGGTTGATAATCAAGCTCTATTTCGTTGGTTTCCACTTAATCACCATCTGAACTGGCCCTTCATCCTTGCCAGTGAGTTCTGTCCGGCTCAATTTTGGTACATGGTACTCGATCATGTCGGTGTAACACTGGAAAGCCTTTAATGGGCCTTCGGTCTCAGCGATAGCGTCCAACCAAATCTGCACTCGATGAGCATTGCCATCAACAAACCGGGCGATAGCCTCTCTAGCAAGGATTGTAGACTTGTTAGCAACCCCTTTTGGCCTACCCGGCCCTGCCACAGATATTTTGTGTTTTTTTAATCCCATCATATATCTCGCTTATTTTTGCTTAAATTTTAATCGACACGGCAAGCATACACCGTGGAGCAACTTGCTACTATAGCGACCGCAAAGATCGCAATCTCCTGATTTTACAGGATGATTAATGTGCAGTGCGTATTTCATTGAGTCGTATCGCTGGTAGCTTGGCTGCATCTATTACATCTTCCAGATACTTTATAGCGTCAAGTCTTGTCATACCTTGAATTACTGCTGGAAAGCTGCTGACTGGCACTCCATTAGAATCACATACAATCTCGTGCATTGCGTAGCCGTTATGTGTCTTGACCATTCTAATCATGATCTGCTCTTGTGCTGATAGGCCCAGACTTGTCTAGGCCCAGCACCCTCATTGTCTATCTTGATTCGATCTACCGAACCCTGCCGATAGAGGTAGGCAACTGACATACTAATCTCAGCAGAGGTCAAGTCAAGTATTTTTTTGATTTGCGACAGGGTGATAAGACCTTGAGTGGTTGAGATTAGAAGCCGCGTCTTGGTGACTGCATTAGCCATTTGCCACCACCGCAATAAGAGTAACCAAACCACCAACGGTAGCAACTACCACAACCTTGACCCACAAAAGGAAAGCCCTATCGTCATCTTGCCATGTAGACGACCTGTAGCCTCCTACAAGCCCTCGGGGAGCATTTAGGTAGGGTAGGTATCCATCGTGAGACTTATTGCGTTCTACGCCCTCTCTGAGCGTTCTAGGGGTGACATCGTAGTTCATATGTTCTTATCCTTTAGTTTGGCTTCAATGGCTCGCCATGAAGAAACCGCGCTGGTTGACCAACATTCAGCCGCCTCATCATCCGTCAGTCCTACCCATTCGCGTTGCGTGTTCCTAGCAACCTGTGAATACCCACCACCATCACCACCAGATACATATGAGTGGCAAGGGGCGCACAGTAATCCTACGAACCTTCCTTGATGTGTGTGGTTCGTACAATCTTTTACTGCACATTTTATGCCTAACGCTTGGACTACTTCTTCTTGTATAGATATTTCTAACCCCTGAAGCACCCTTACCTTGCTATCAATCTCTCTGATCCGATAATCTAGCACCCTCAGCGCCTCATTAAGACTCGGTTGCGTATCAAATATACTCATGTGTTCTCCTTGTCGTAAGCGCCGTCATCAGACTCTTTGCACCAATTCTCAAACTCTTCTGGGCTGCTAAGTAATTCCCGCTTGGTCTTATCAGCAACCATCTGTGCAAACGCCACTAGGTGTTGAGTGTTAACGTGCCACACCCTACCTTTGGGGTCTTGGTCAATCGCATCACGCAGCATTTGTGTTACCTCAAATTCATTCATTAGAAGTCACCTCTGTTCAATGGTTCAGCCTGCCCGTGACGTGGATCGTCTAAATACTGATCCAACTCCACCTCGTCCAAGCCCTGATTCTGCTCCTGCTCTCTGTTGTGGTACAAGGCTTCCTCATACTCCCTGACGATTGCCATGTAGGAGTCCAGCAGATTCCTTTTGGTTTCATTGTCTGCTCTGGAAAAGCTAATGACCAACCTAGCAGCTCCAACTTGAAACGCTGTAATTTCGATAATATCCATTTTATGCTCCTAGCAAGATTGACTTAAATAAGATGTGAACGAAATTGCCAGCAAGACAATAATTATTATAAGGAACGGTGTTGGCTCAAAAGGTTTGCGCTTTTGGCGTGGGAAGAACTCGTCGTATTTACTCATCTGTATCTCCAGATTTGTGATCTCTCAGTCCCAGTGACCTCGATAAATAAGATATTAAACCATCCCTAATATATGTCAAGTTTTTATTGCAGGGTCGCAAGGGCGCAATTGGGCGCGATATTCCTTGTATCACTATTACACATAATTTCGCTGTGTTATACCAAAGCTATATTCTAACAGAGAGAGAATTTACTCTATGGAACAGTTTTTACTATTTATTGCAACCTTTGCAACCTTTTTAATAAAAAGATAATAAAAACAAAGAATTAAATAGGGTCGCAATGTTGGGGCGCAATAAAAAAAAGGTTGCAATTATTGTGACCTTTTACCATCAAAACGGAATATTCTCATAATCTCCGTCATTTTTTGCGGAATGATACTCCCTCACAATTTTTTTAATTTCCGGCAGGGTCCCAATATGCTTCACCCAAACGTAGTGATTACGACCCGAAACTTTTACAACTCTACCCCCAATTGGTGAATATCCTTTCTCCGACAATATGCTACTAAGTGTCCTCGTTTTAGGTAATTCGCCACCCATCCCTGTCACAAGACTGTTCAACCAGGTTACATCTACAATGTCATCATTAATGACCGAACAGGTGTTTTCGGCAATTGCATCATCAACCATATCCCGTTCAGGAGATACGCTAAGTGCCTTCATCTCCAACCTAGCAGCAGTCTCCGGCGCTCGACCTTGCGGATCGAAAGAACTAGGTATTTTCCAATCCAGCAAGAACCTAGCGATTGAGCCAGCGTTAGCCCTTGC